GGTCGGTGGCGGAAAGCCCCAGCCGGTCCAGCGCATCGGCGGCGGGGCCGGTCCCGGCGGCCGCCTGGCTGAGACGGCGCGTCAGATCCTTGGTGGCCTGCTCGATGCCGGACATCGACACGCCCGCCAACTCGCCCGCGCGCTCCAGCGTCTGGATCGAGGCGACGGTGGTCCCGAGCGACTGCGCGAGCTTGGCCTGCGCATCGACGCTCGAGAGACCGGACCGGATCATCGCCACGCCCGCGGCGGCGGCAGCTGCCACGGCGGCGGCCGCCGCAACCCGCACCCGCCGAGAGAAAGCCGCGAGCCGAGCGTTGGCCGCCTCCATCTCGCGGCTGAGCCGCCCGAAGCCGCGCGATCCGGCTTCGCCGACGCCTTCCAGCTCGGCGCGCACCTGCCGTCCGCCCACGGCCGCGAGGCGGACGCTGACGCGTTTCTCGGCCATCGGTCAGACTCCTTGCTTTCGCCCCATGGGCGTCTTACGTTTTAGTCATCGATCAAGTGAGAGTATGACCATGCCCGAGACCGCGATCCTGTCCTCGAAATTCCAGATCTCGATCCCCAAGGCGATCCGCACCGCGCAGAACTGGGAGGCCGGGCTGACCTTCGCCTTCATCCCGAAGGGCACGGGCGTGTTGCTGGTGCCGGTGCCGAAGCGGGAGACGCTGAAAGGTCTCGCGCGCGGGGCCACCGCCACCGATTATCGCGACCGGACGGATCGGGTCTGATGATCCTTGTCGACACGTCGGCCTGGATCGAATGGCTGATCGGCTCGCCGACCGGCGAGACGCTGTCCGGGCAGTTGCCCGAACAGGCCGACTGGCTGGTCCCGACCATGGTTCAGCTGGAGCTGGCGAAATGGCTGACCCGCGAGGTCGGCGAGGACAAGGCCGATCAGGTCATCGCCTTCACGCAGGTCTGCCATGTCGTTCCGCTCGATACCGAGATCGCGCTGGCGGCGGCGGAGGCCTGCCGCGAGCATAAGCTCGCCACGGCCGACGCCATCGTCTTCGCAACGGCCCGCGCGCAGGGTGCGACGCTCCTGACCTGCGACGCGCATTTCGAGGGACTGCCCGGCGTCACCCTGATCGGGAAGATCACGGCCTGACACCCGGGCCGCCACTCGCCGCCAATTCCTCGTTCAGTTTCCGCACCATCACCGCCTCGATGACGGGCAGCAGTTCGGCCATGGCGAGTGGCGGCACGCCGAGCGCGTCCCCGAGCGCCAGCGCCGCGGACATGTCCCAGCCGATCACCCCGCCGGGCAGGACGCGCAGCTGGCCGCCGAGGCGGCCGACAAGATCCCAGACCTGCCAACCCTCCGGAGTTTCCGGACAGTTCAACCGCGCCGGGCAGTCCGGGCAGGCTTGCGCACAGGCTTGGCAGTACCGCTCGCCCCCGCCGAAGGACCATTCGGCGAGAGCGCGGAGACGTTTTTTTCCTGCTCCAGAAACAGGCCCTTGGAGACGTAGGTCAGCTGGAAGGCCTCGAAGATCGGCCAGACGTCGAGCAGCGCATCAATGGCCTCGGGGCTTGGGTCGATGGGATTGCCCTCCGCATCGCCGATGCCCTCCCAGCTGAGCACTGCCCGTCGCGCGAGCGCCTTGGCGAAGGCGACCGCGCGCTCTTCGTCGGATGCATCTTCGGGCACGGCTTCCACGGCGGGATCGCTGCGCGTCGCCACCATCAGCGCGGTGGTCAGCGGGCGCAGCTGTACCCGCACGCCGGGGGCGAGGTCGTGCCAGCGTGGAGCGTTGGTCAGGTCGAGCGTCAGCATCAATACGTCTCCACATCGTTCACGAGGGTTGCGGTGCACATCCGGCCGACGACGCTGTCGCGGGCGGCCTGCCAGTCGAAGGTGGCCTGCACGCCCTGCGGGCCCGAAATCTCGATGCGCGGGCGCGGCAGGTAGACGGCGTGCACGGTGAAGGTGAAGCTCTCGCCCGAGGGCAGGACGTAGGCGAACTCCATCTCGCAGGCCTCGCCGTTGATCGCCTGCGTCACCAGCGTCTGGTCGGCGAAGCGCACCTCGATCCGGCCGGTCAGCGCCGCGATGGACGGGTCGGCCCCGTCGATGCGGCCGTCCGAGCGGATGGTCTCGATCCGGTCGAGGTTATTGGCATAGGTGATCTCGGCCGAGACCACGTTGCCGAGGGCGGTGCCGTTGCGCGTGATCGCCCCGTTGAAATGGCCGAAGCGCTTCAACTCCAGTGCGGCGGGCGTTCCGGCACTGGTCGTGGTGCCGACCGTCTCGCCCTGTGCCACCAGCCGCGCCGTGGCGGTCAGCAGGCCGGAGCGCTGCATCTGCCAAGTGATCTGGTCGAGCACGCAGCCGGAATACATCGCGTAGCGCGGGACCTCCGGCATGCCGGTCTCGATCGACATAGAGGGCAGCGTCCAGGACCCGGATTGGAACTCGTGGGTGTAGGGCGCTTCCGCGCCAGTGGTCGTGGGCGCGCCGAACGCCGCCTTCAGCCAGAAGCCGAAGGCTTCGGCGTCGAGCGGCACGACGACATCGCCATCCGCCGTCACCGCGTCCTTGATCGGCGCCAGCGGATCGCGGCCGTAGCCGAGAAGCTCGGAGTTCAGCAGCGGCTGCTCCGCCCCCAGCGACGTGCTGGCGAAGGGCATGCGGGTGAAGCCGCTGGCGGGCGGCGTTCCATAGGTCGTCTCGAACGCAAGCGCCATCAGCGCCCGCGCCCCCTGGGCTCGTGCCATGGTGTTCTCCTCGGGTTGTCGGGGTCAGGCCAGAGGGTCGGCCGTGGTGTAGTGCAGCACCACCGGGATCACGGCCGCCTTCAGGCTGGCCGCGCCCTCGACCGGCAGATCGACGGGCCGCGGCGCTTCCGCTTCGACCCAATCGCAGAGGCCGCCCAGCGTGCGGTCGGCGGTGAGCGCCGTGCCAATGCTGGCGGTCAGCGTGTCGAAGGCGGTGTCACGGCCGGCGCCCTGCACGACCGCCTCGATCTCGGCGCGGTGCTGGTAGTGGTAGGCCAGCGGCGACAGCGTGACCTCCGGCTCGCCCGGCTCGCCGTCGCGCAGGATCAGGAGACCCTCCGCCGGCACGCGCTCGGGTAGCACGTCGCCCCGCAGAGCCGTGGCGGGCAGCGCCGAGAGCCGCGCGTGCAGCGCGGTGAGGATGGTTTCGCGTGGGGTGGGCATTGTCTACCGTGGATTGGAGGATCATTTAGAAAGTGACTGCCACTGCCACAACATCGGCGTTCGCGCGAAATTCAGAAAACAAAGGAGCCCAAATGCAAAAAAATGCCAACGTAAATATCTGATAGAACAACTATTTACCGCATCTTTCCGCGAAATCGCTTTCTGCAGCTATTTGAAAACAGCCAGAACGCTTTGGTCTTGCCGACCAAATGGGACGACCCGTTTGAAAATGTGTTCTTGCAGGCCGACGTCATCTCAGCGAACGGGGAGAAAGGACACTTTGGGTTTCATGCCGATGTCTATGGACAGTGCTGGACATTGGAAACCGCCTCGGACGCGATGTGGCAAATCTACTCTCGAGATAAAGATGCTGTGAGGGTACGCACCACTGTCGGAAAGCTGATCGGTAGCTTGCGTAGCATCCATGGAAAATGGGCGGAAGCGGCCTGCTTTATTGGGCGCGTAGACTATCTTCGCGAGTCAAAATTGAAGGAATTCGGGCTAACGGTTTTCAAAGATTACTCTGGTTCTGAGGCGATCGCCCGCACCCTCCTGGTTAAGCGGCGCGCCTACAAGCACGAAAACGAAGTGCGTCTTATCCATATTGAGCGGGGCGGCATCAAGCACGCAAACGGCGTCTACACATACAAGTTGGACCCACGCGATATCATCGACCAAGTGATGGTTGACGGCAGAGTCTCGCATCAGGATTTTGTACCCTTCAAGGAGCAAATAATGACCCTAACCGGACTGTCAGAAAAGCAAGTCAAGCGATCCTTACTTTATCGCAAACCCAAAGGCTTCGTAGTTGAGGTTCCCTAAGCAGAGATCATATGGACCCTGTGTTCGGGGTTGTTTCTCGAATAATCCCTAGGCAGAGTTCGCGGACATGGACCAGTGGCCACATCAACCGGTACGCGCTTCCACCCAATTCGCCACGATCAGCCCCGGCAGGCTGTCCAACGCCTGGTCTGCATCCCGCGCCAGATCCAGCCGCTTCGGCAGCTTGACCTGCGGCACCAGCAGGAAGATTGGCGCGGTGACCTTGCCGCGCCCGGTCTTCGAGCGCGACACCACCGCCTGGCCCCTCGTGTTCAGCCGACCCTCCGCCACCAGCAGGCTCGGCCCTGTTTGGCGATAAACGAAGCGCAGGCGCAGCCCGCGTCGCCGCTCCCATTCGCCGGGGGTGATCCTGCCGCCGCGCAGGGACTTGCCCGCGGCGGGCAGCGGGATCGCCAGCCAGAACCCGTTCTTCGAACGGATCAGCGGACCGGTGTCATGCGCGCCGACGATCACCGGCGCCTTCGACCAGACCAGCGCCGCCGCGTCCAGGCTCTCGCCCGACCTCGGGAAGTTCTGGCTCCGGATCGAATTGGCGAGCCGTGTGCCGAGCCCTGCGCCGGTGATCTGCAATCGCCAAGCCGACTTCAACCCGGTCCCGGCCTCGCGCATGGCGGCCGTCACCGCGCGTTCGCCCGCCGCCACCTCGGCCGCCATCATCGCGACGATGTCGGGATCGATGTCGAGCTTGAGTTTCATGGCCGTCACGCTGGCCTCAGATCGACGGTCCAGACAAGCCGCTCACGGTCGCGGACGGGCTCGCCCTGGATGAGGAAGGCGTCCCCTTCGATTTCCAAGCGGTCTCCGGGACGCGGGTTCGCCGCCTCGGCCACACGCAGGTCGATCCGGGTGGTCTCGGACCAGAGCCGCGCATCGCCGAAGTCGGAGACGGCATCCGCACGCCGGGCGACGACGCGCACCAGGACGGGCGCGCCGCCGTCGGCGATGTAGACCGCGTCCCGGCCGATGTTCGGATCGCCGA